GGGTTAGCCATGCCCCCCCCTCTAAATTATATTATACTGTGTTTATCCATGTATTCGGAATGTTGTCTACAAACATGCTTTCCGAAGCGTCATATTTATTTAGATATATAACTTCTTTACCAATATACCCATGTTCAGGATGCCAATAGGTTACAATATGTTTTGGAGGTGAATAGACTATAAGCTTTTGTAAAGCATATTCATCTCCCCCCTTCATTGTGCCACATATATGTACTTCTCCTGTACCAATATCGAATTCATCTACCCGATGGAAGTGTCCCATCATTACTGAATCAAATGCATAATTTAACACATTTCTAAAATTAGAAACTTGTCGTAGAATGGCTGTTCCTAATCCCGACCCCGGAACTGAGTCCCCATGCATAATTAGAATCTGTTTATTTCCTGCATTAAACGAATTAACAAACGCTTTTGGAATATCGAATGTTATATTCTTCTGTTCCCGACAAAATGCTGCTACCCATTGATAAAGCATGTAGTCCCAATCCATATACTTATCTTTCATTGGGGGCTTACGTGTCATGCGTCCATGATTACCTACTACACATGGGACATGAATCTCTTTAAAGTTGCCTGCCAAAAAAATTAAAGATTGTGCTACTAAATTGGCTCCTCTGATCATCTGCCCCATACAATTATCTAGATTAGTTCTAGCTAACTCCTCATGAATATCTCCGCTAATCATATCACCAAGCATGGGAATAATAAGCTTATCTACAGGAGCAAACTGTCTACGCAACTCAACCAATTCAACCAGTGTTTGCGCCCATCCAAATAATCTCTTATTGAATATTTCAATGTTATATTCATTCAATCCTGCCATTTGTTCGATTTCAACTCTATCCCCAATATGCAAATCCGTAAGCGGAGCAACGCACACTTGCGCCCTATGATGTCCTTTGGTTTTCTTAGCTTTAGGAATTTGAACACTGCGAAGAACGGGAGCCATATCCTGAATCGTATCAATAATAAGTTCTGTTTTCGTTGCATCTTTGATCGAGGTTTCATACAATTTTTTCCAAAAACGTGATTCAGCCTTATAAGTTTCTATCTTCTTATCAAGCTTTACTCTGTCCTTAGACGAAAAATCATCACCGCTCTCCTCGTCGGAAAAAACCTCCTTGTCGTACCATCTTTGCACGGTTGTTCGATGGACGTTGATACCATAAGTATCGTCCAGCCACTTGGCTATACCCGTCCACGTCTCCCCCAAGTTCTTCTTTCTTACGATCTCTAATCTTGCCTCTTCTGGAATCATACTCCCTCCTTACCACTAGTACTATTACTTTACCACACTGTATACAGGACAAATCCTTATCTACATTCAACACCATCTTCCCCGCACATTTAGGACAGATCATTAATCCAATCCAACATCTTCTTCACTGCCGATTTTTCTGCTTGAAGTAAGTCTTTAGTCTCAGTTGAAGGTATGGACTCATTATCGTCAGGTTCAGTTATATCATCTCTCTCCTCTCGATGCAAGGAGCCAATTACACCAACACTACGCATTTCCTTGTCTAATGCCTGTAGCGCATGCGCTCCCATATTCATTGTGTAGGTATCTATTTGGTTAGTATTAAAATTATTGGCCTCCTTATTATTTTCATAGGTTCTGCCCTTACGATTTTTATCCTCGTCTCGTATAGAATCTACATTACCAACAAATTCTTCTTGCTCTATATCTGAATTCGGGTCTGAGCGAGGTTTGCGTTCAATATAGTGTTCTTGTGGTCGTTGGGTAGAAAACTGTTTTGGTGTATTGGAAGTTACATTGCCATGTGTGGGCATTTTTTGCATAGCCGTAAATGGTACAGCCGTATCTTGGAAATTGTTTCCACTTTCATCACCGGGATTTAAGAAGACTCCTGATGGTGCAGGCCGACGTTTCCTCTGCCTTCTTACTTGATCACTATTATAGGCATTTTTACGATTCATATTTCTAGGATCGTCTACACCCACTTCAGCCATAACGGTTTCTTGAGGTATATTACTTTGCCCCAATGCTCCCACACCAGTGCTAACTGGAACAGTATTCTCTGTGGTAGGTGAACGGTTAACTTCTTCAGACCGTCCTTTACCTTTCCGTTTAACTTCCTGTGGAAGCGGTGGTTTATCAGGACGTTCATTATACGGAGTATAAGTACCATGTGGCCCTGCCCCTTTACGCAAGCCATCCTCTTGAGATAACTCTTGTCGTACATGCGTTAGCAATTCAACAAGAAATGTCTCATCGTCAATCGCTTTAAAGGTATTGTTTAAATAATCATCTAATTTTTCTGGGCCTGACTTCTCTGATTTACTTGTTTTGGGATTATTACGATTCATCACCTTCCGTTTTCTTGCTCCATAAGACTCAGTAAAAACTCCGGGGTCTGATGAAACGGCTACGGTTCCAATTCCCGCGCCCCCATCTTCTTTTATAAAATTCTGTAATCCAAATAATTTAGATGGGTCTTTTCCATAGGCTTCAAGGGATTTTCGTCTAGCTTCTTCATTACGTTTCTTATATTCTTCAATGTTCTTCTGTGTTTTTTGTTTGATATCTTCAACACCCTCTTCTGTTGGGTTACTTGCATCAACTTTAGCTTGTTGTGCCTGTTGTTTAGCGGCTTGTGTTAGTTCATCTGGAGCAAATCCCCAAGCTGTATCTGGTGTTCCCGGTTTTTCTGGTGTTCCCGGTTTTTCTTGTAGTTTTGTAGTTTGTGGTTTCAAATCTTCTGTCCACTCAGTTCCCTGCTTCTCTAATTTTTGGTATCCTGAAGCATATGCGGCATTGGAAATTTCCTCCGCTTTCTTACGGGATTTAAATGGGCCTCTTCCACCCCAATACCATCCATCTTTACGCTTGTTAATCGGCATCGTTTAATTCTGTTACATTCATAAATAACTCCTCAACCGCACTTTTTTGATGTTGATCTTGATTAGATGGCTGAGTCTGGAAGCGGTTAGTAAATACTGCTTTCTGCACATCTAATACACCGTTCTGAGAAAGATCAGCTACGTAATCTATTCCGTCTTGAATAAACCACATTTGTTTTCCATCACTAGTTATGTCTTTAATTACGGGAGATGTATATCCCTTCTCTACTAAATCATTCATCCACATAGTAGGTTTAGGATATTTTTTAGGTGTTCCCATTCCTTTAGGTTCATCTGCTTCTTCTCTAGCTTTCGCATATTCATCAATATCTCGTTCTTTTCGTCCACCAATTCCTGCGGCAGGAGTATATCCAGCACCATATACCATACCACCCTCACCCTTCATCATCTGCATAGGTATGGGTGGGGCTGGTGAGGCTCCTGCGCCTTCACCACCTCCCGGTGCAGCCCCCATATTACCGGGGGCTTGATTAACTCCCGTAGGTGCGCCTTGTTCCGCTTGAGCCTGCGCCATTTCGCTCTGTTGTTCCATTTGATCTAGACCCATAGCCATTTGTTCAGCTTGCATTTGAGCCATTGGTACTGCCTTGCCTGCTAACATAAATTCTGCGTCTTCTAGCGGCACATTATCATCCTTGAGTTTAACCTCGTACCCCAATTGTAGATACATATTAACAACTTGCGCCCTTTGCTGGGCAAAACTGATGCGAGTTGCTTCGGCCTTCTCTTCGGGTAACGGTAGTTCTAATTCATAATCCGTTATACCAAAAGCCGCTAGTATCTGTGGAAACACCTTCTCGTGGAATAGACGCTGATCCGATTCCACGACCCTACTCATAACTACAAGTTGCTGTGTCTGTGTAGATAATCCACCAAAAGCTTCGGGTGCGCCTTGCCAAGCTGGGGTGACACCCCACATGGCGGCTATACGCTCCCGTATCTCATTGCGTACTGGCAAGTAATCCATCTCTTGGAGAGTATGGAATAGGCGAACCATGTCCACCCTACCCCGTTGGTTACGAGATGACACAGCAACCATTGGAATGTAGTTGGGGTCTTGCCTAGTTTGCGCCGCAATGTGCGCTCGTTCCCTCCTTAAACTTTCGGGATCATCTGTATGTACCATAATCATTGATGCGGGCATTTTCCTCTCAAAGAAATATCTATAGAGGTTTTTATCCATACCTATCAATGTCAAAGCTTTTTCAAAGATTGTAAGAAGTGGACTCCATCCATATGTTTCTGAAGGAGAAAATTTAGATAGGTGAATTACTTCATTATCTAATAGATAAATATGCTTATTTCTGTGATAATACTTATACATGACAGGCTGAGAATCGTTCTTACAGCCGCTGGCATCACATGTTTGGGGAGATTCATACAACTTCTCTCTATGGATTGGACATAAGAAATGTGCGTTTTTAGGTAGGCCAGCCGCATCAAGGTCGAACTCGACCAATGCTGGATTAAGTCTTCGTATTTCTTTAACTTTTGACCGTATTTTTCCGTCTCCTGTATCCTTATATTCTTTAGCTATATATAAAAAACCATCATCAATTGAATTTACATCGAAATGGAACTGTCTTAATACTTCCTCCAAACTTTGATCGAAAATATTACAGTCATCTATGAATACTTTAAGACGCTCTACCTGAGCTTGATCAGGATTTTCAACAGTAGCCTTCCATTTAATACCCCTTCTAAATACTTCATTAGTTATATGGTGCAACGGCGCACGTATCTCTTCTACGGAGAATGTTACCATCTGCAAGTCCATTATCAACTGTTGTCTGTACGCCATCTGATGACGTACCCACGTATTTACTACGTGGTCAAGTCCTATAGTTGGTGCTTGTCCCGTATTACCAGTTTTAGCTAATTGAAGAAAGTTTAACGATTCATTTAATTGAACCATTTTATCTGCATAGGCTGGAAGTTCTGGTAAGTATTCGGATAGTTTCATAAATTAATCCTTACTTAAATTGTCAACATCTGCCATAGCCGTTAACTTTAATATCGAAGTCATTGCCATTTCTTTGAGTTCAAATCCCTCACTACGTTGAACTTTGGTAGTTAAATGTTGATTTTGTTGCTGTAGATTACGTACTTGTTCTTTATATTGTACTAATTCTGTCTCTATTTTCTTAATTTCGATACCGTGTTCTTCAGAAATGATATCAAAATCTACACCCTCTGTCGATTCTTTGCCGCCTAAATGAGCATTTTCTAAGATGCCTATTCGGGCCGCTTCCCGTATAAGAACTATAAATTCACCCTCCGTTAAAATTTTAATGGCGGGACTGTCATCAGGAACGTCATCATCTACATTATACGATCCTAATGTTTCATGCCATGCATCTAATAGTCTCCATGTATGTGTCGCCTCATCTCTATGTGCTATAAATTGCTGATCTCTATCTCTCAACATATTCCCCATCATTAGCTTGTCCTCCTAGTCTACTTCTGTGCTTTGGTACATTATACTCTGTGAATCCATATCCGTTTTTCTTCAACCCTGTGATGTATATATAGTTACTGGTATTTATTCCTCCTTCGTAAATATGTTGGTAATACTATCCATAAAATAAATAAACTAATGAACGCACCAACTGCTAATAATATAATCAACTAATTCTAGTCCCCGTAGTTTCCGTACTGTCTGTTGTCCCCATATCCACTCTTCCCCATCTCTTTAAGGATATCATTAAAACCCATATGGTCAGACATAATAGTTCTCATCTCATTTTCCATTATGGCATCTTTTGTCTCTAGGTCATTCAGCCTTTCCATTAGTAAGTCTAAGAGTTCTAAAGTTTCTGTATCATCATACTTTTCCATACTCTCTATAGCAACAGTATTACTTTTTACAGTGGAATCAAGTTGAGCTACATACCAAATTATCCCAAAGGCTTGAGCAACTATTATTCCTATAACTGCTATAGGCAATTTAATGTT